AAAAGTTGGTGCAGGTGAAGGTCTTTCCCTTGCTGCTGCTAAAGAAGCAGACAAGAGCTTTAAGGAACAGGTTACTCGTCCAGCACAAGATGCCTTGGAGAAAAGAATTACTGCAATCATTTCTGAAAAGACAGACATGTTTAAGTTTAACTTTAACGAGCTTACCCTTACAGATGAAGATACTCAGTCAAAGATTGACGAGCGTTACCTAAGAATGCAGGTAATTCTTCCTAATGAAGTTAGGTCTAGAATGGGAATGTCTGGCATTCCTGGGGGAGATGAGCCAGTTCAACTTACAGGACAACAGGCTGCAGAACAAACAGCACAGGCATCTGGAAATAGGTTGAGGGATCAAGAACGTCAAAACAATCAGGCAGATGAAGGTCAAACTGGTGCAAGAAATGCACAAGGCGAAGGTAGACAACAACCGTAACAAGAAAAACACTGTATAATTAAAGTGTTATGATTAATTTACAAAAAGCATCGCTTTCTATGAATGGTAACAGCGTCAACTTGACGATGCCTATCTCTAAGATTGATGAAGAAAAGCGTATTGTTTCTGGCTTTGCAACACTTGATAATATTGACAAACAAGGCGATAGAGTGCTTCCAGAAGCATCAGAAAAAGCTTTTGCAAACTTTCGTGGTAATGTAAGATTGATGCACCAACCTATTCCAGCAGGAAAGGTTGTTTCTTTTAGATCAGACACTTTTTTCGACCCAGAAACAAAGAAGCAATATACGGGAGTATTTGTAGATACCTATGTTTCTAAGGGTGCTCAAGACATCTGGGAGATGGTTCTTGATGGTACACTCACTGGTTTTTCAATCGGCGGTGCAATTAAAGACACAGATAACGAACTTGATGAAGAATCAAATAAAACAGTTCGTGTAATTAAAGAATATGATTTAGTAGAACTATCACTTGTTGACTCACCTGCTAATCAGTTTGCTAATATATTTTCTATTCAGAAAACAATCGATGGTGATGTTGTTGACGGAATGTTCTCCAAGTCCAATATCCAAAATGTATTCTGGTGTGAACAAGAAGAAATGGCATATCTTTCAAATGAAGAAAAATATTCATGTGCTTCTTGCAGTTCAGAGCTTTCATCTATTGGTTGGATTGACGAAATCACAAAGGCAAATGTTGAACAAGCAATGTCAAAAATAATTGAAATGCATAAAGCAGTTAATCCTGGAACCGTTACAAGTGATGATGTTCCAAAGAAGTATCCAAAGCAAAATCCAAGATTTTCAGATATCCAGACTGAAGAAGATCCTAAAAAGAAAAAGAAATATGTTAAAAAAGCAGGAGAATATTCCACTGGAGATTTTGTTCAGTGGGGTTCTTCGGGTGGAACAGCAAGAGGTAAAGTAACAAGAGTAGTAACTAATGGTAAAATTAAAGTACCAAATTCTAGTGTTACAATTACAGGAACACCAGAAGACCCAGCGGTGACTATCAGAGTTTATCAAAAAGATGGAGACTCTTGGAAGCCGTCTGAAACAGTTGTAGGACATAAAATGAGTACACTTAGATCTTGGACAGTTAAGGTCCTTAAATCTATTGGCGTACAACCAGAAGTTTCTCTACCTAACACAGTAGTGAATAAGGCAAATGACGAACAGTCAGTTGCCACCCAAATAAATGAAGGAGGTGTTGATATGACTGAAAATAACGAAGTTGCAGAAGACGCTACAGTTGAAGAAATTGTAGAAGTATCAGAAGAAGTTGTAGTTGATGAAATTGTTGAAGCTGAAGAAGCTCCAGTAGAAGAAGAAATCGCAAAGTCTGATGAAGTTGAAGTAGCAGAAGAAACAGTCGAAACATCCGTAGATACAGAGGGATCTGCAGATGACGCTTCCACCGATAATGGTGAGGCGACTGACCTTGAAAAGACTCTTAGTGAAATCAAAAATTTTGTTGGCGAAGCTCTTACAAAGAGTGGCGAAACAAATGCTGCTGCTGTGAATGGTGTTGTAAACACTGTTGCAGAAGTAACAAAAGCTTTAACCGATAAGCTTGTAGAAAATGATTCTCGTTTAGAAGAGATCAACAAAGGTTTGGCGGATATCGTAAATGCAGTACAAACAATTAATGGAAGATTGGAATCTGTAGAAAACGATACCGCTGTAAAGAAATCTGGGGAACTTGAGAGTTCCACAGAAACAACTATACAGAAGTCAGATTCTGTATGGGGGGGACGCTTCCTCAGTTCCTCGCAATACTTAAATTAGAAAATAAAAGGCAGGTGAAAAATAAAAATGAGTGATATTTTAGAAAAAGCCGCAACAAGCGGTACAGTTCTTTCTCCACTAACATCTCCTGGTGCTATGACAGCCCAGGGAAACTCTGGTGACGCAGGTGGTGTTCTTAACCCAACACAATCTACACAGTTTATCGAATACATCTTTGATCAGATGGTTCTAGCTAACGATGGTCGCAAGGTAACGATGCGTGGAAATACTATGGAATTGGATAAGATCCGTGTTGGTTCACGTCTTGTAACAAAAGCTACACAAGCTGAAGATACAGGTGCAAACAGTGCTCCAGCATTCACAAAGATCGAACTTACAACAACAAAGTTCCGTCTACAGTACGAACTATCAACAGAATCCCTAGAGGACTCTATTGAAGGTGCGTCTCTAGAGGATCACGTTGTACGTTTGATGGCAACTCAATTCGGAAACGACTTGGAAGATATTGCAATTAATGGTCGTCCAGGTGATTCTGGTAATGGTACATATAACAATACTCTTGCAGGATTTATCCGTCAGATCAAGGATACTAACTACGCAGGTGCTCACGAAGCTGCAGCAGCTGCTGCAACTATGACAGACATCTGGGAAGCTACTCCTGATTCAGGCGATAACTCTTCTGCAAAGTTGACTCTTGATGCAATCGAAGCAATCTACAATGCAATGCCTCGTAAGTTCAAGGCTCGCCGTCAGGATCTTAAGTTCTACATGAACAGCAAGCATATTCAGGAATTGCTAACAGAGCTTCGTACAGTTAATACAACTGACGGAACTTCAGTTCCTTACGATGTTGCTACTCGTGTAATTGACGGAGTTACTCCTAGAATTGGCGGTCCAGCTGGTGCTCAATACACCATCTTCGGTCTTCCAGTTCAAGAAGTTCCTTTGTATCCAGAAGACTATGTAGACCTAACTCTTCCTTCAAACCGCATTTGGGGTTTCCAGAGAGATGTTACAGTACATCGTGAGTTCCAACCACGAAAGGACTCTGTAGAGTACACAGTCTACGTCCGTATGGGTGTAGCACTAGAAGAAAAGTCGGCAGTAGCCTACGCAGTACCAACTGCTTAGTCTTATGCTATTGAGTAGAGGTCAGGTATTCCCTGACCTCTACTTCTTTTTAGTGTATAATTAATAATTAGGAGGATTTATGTTATCTAGTAAAACAATCGGAGACCTTAAGGGTTTGTGTCTATCATTTGATATTGAAATATCAAAGAATGCAAGAAAACAAGATATTATTGAAGCTATTGAAGAGGCTAAAGTTACTTGGGAAATGTATGAAGAATCATCAAAATCGTTGTTTGACTATGAAGACGGTCCCACAAAAGAAGAAGTTAAAGTAAAAATACAAGAAGCAAAAGTAGAATCTAAAAAAGAAGAAAAAGTTCTTTTAACTATGGCTATTAAGCGTGGTGGATATTACGCTGGAAATGGTGTTAAGTTTGACATGGAAGAGCCATTTGTCCTTGTTAACAAATCTTTGGCAGAGCAAATATTAGCTCATCAAGCAGATGAAGTAAGGGAGGCTACCAAGGAAGAAGTAGAATCTTTCTATGGTATTTAAATGGAAGTTTTAGTAAATGATTTAGGAGCTGCTAGTTTTACCTATACCGCCCCACAAAACACAGTTAGTCTAGTTTATAGTGTATATGACAATATAAATGACCAAAACCTTCAATACGAAGAAGTTCTTTTTCCAGTAGATCTTGGTGACGTAAGCACAATTAGTATTGCCACCCCTGCAGTAATTACCCAAACAGCCCACAACTATCTTCTTGGGGATGCAATTAAATTTTCTACAACTGGAGCTTTGCCAACTGGTTTAACCGCAAACACTATTTATTATGTAACAAATCCTCTTGTAAATACATTTAATGTTTCAACTAGTTATAGCAATGCAGTTTCTGGAACAAAGATCAACACAACTGGAACACAATCAGGAGTTCATACCGTTTTAAAGCAAGCAGGAACTAGTTTTACTATTACTTTAAACTCAGACGTTGCCAAATACGATAGATCTTTAGTGGTTGAAATACAGTCAATACAGTTAACTGGCTACTCTTCTGAAGATATTGACATTACCGTTAGGCGACCATATGCAACATCTGCTGAAATATATGATTATTTTGAAAATTTTGATGTAATTGGTGGTTCTGATGTAATATATAATCAGAATCAAGCCTTTGTTGAAAAACTTGAAAGAAAAGCAAGGTACTTAATTAACTCTTATATTGGGGATGAGTTTAAGTTTGAATATAAGACAGTAGGTGCTTATGGACAAAATACCGACCTTTTGCATTTAGGTCAAAGAATTGAATCATTTGATAAAATAACCTCTGACGATCTTGTGATATATGATTCCACAGAAGATACCCCTATTGACCTACTTGGGGCAACTGTAGGAATAGCACCAAGCAAGTTTGGCATTAAAGTAGTATCAGAGGGTGTGAACATTACTGAGTGGGTAGATCAAAATCCTTTAGTGAACCC